CTGGTGCGTTGACCTTCTTCCAGTCACAGGTTGGTAGTATTGCTAACCACGACACCGATGCTCTGTCAGAAGGCGTCACTAACCTCTACTTCACTAACGAGAGAGTCGATGATCGTGTTGCTGCACTGATCGATGGCGGCACAGGTATTTCGGCAACGTATAATGATGCTGGCAACCTGCTGTCCCTGGCAGTTGACTTTGGTGAGATTAACACCGATAACCTGACTGAGGGATCTAGCAACAGATTCTTCACCCAGGCAAGAGCAAGAAATGCCTTCACCTATGGCAATGGTATTGAGCATGATGGATCTGGTGGTCTGCAAGTTACTCAGGCAGATATCAATACCGACAACATCACTGAAGGATCTACCAACCTCTTCATCACAGACGCTCGTGTCCGTAGTGCTCTGAGTGCTGGTGGTGATCTCAACTACAACGCTTCCACGGGTGAATTCAGCATCAGTCAGTCCGATCTGAATGTTGATGACCTGATCTCCCTGACAGGTCGTGCTAACGGTGCTAGCCACCTGGCAGCATTCGGTGGCAGCACTATCTCTGACAACAACACCATCAAGGGTGCTCTGGGTGAGTTGGAGACCGCTGTTGAGGCAAGGGCACTTACCTCTTCTCTCTCCACGGTTGCCACCAGTGGTGCTTACACTGACCTGTCTGGTTTGCCCACACTGGGCACTGCTGCAGCAACTGCCGCTGCCGACTATGCAACTGCTGCACAGGGTGCTTTGGCAGATTCTGCCATCCAATCCTCTGACCTTGCTACTGTTGCTACCACTGGAGCGTATGCAGACCTGAGTGGCACACCTAGTCTTGGTGCTGTTGCTACCAGCAATGATTATAATGATCTTACTAATCTGCCTACACTCTTCTCGGGTGCATATGGAGATCTGACTGGACTGCCTACTCTCTTCTCTGGAGCATATGCAGATCTGACTGGTAAACCCACCCTTGGCACTGCTGCAGCAACAGCAGCAACTGATTATGCAACTGCTGCACAAGGTGCCCTTGCAGACACCGCTCTACAGTCTGAGACAATTGATTTGGCAACTCTCAAAGCAGAGGTTGCTGCATCTGCTAACTTTGCTGACTTTAAGTCCCGTATCGCTGCTCTCTGATAACTAATGGCAACTCTAACCTCCCAAGCTGAATTGGCGGCGTATTGCAAGCGCCGCCTGGGTGATCCTGTCGTCGAAGTAAACGTCTCCGACGATCAAGTTAATGATGCTATCGAATACACTCTGCAAAAATTCCAACAGTTTCACTACGATGGATGTGAGCGTGTATACCTGAAGCACCTGATCACTCAGGACGTTGTTGATCGTGCCAAGTTATCTACCCAGACGACTGCTAAGGCAGGCACTGACCTCTGGAAAGAAGGTAATGGGTATATTGAAGTCCCTGATCATATTCTTGCTATTGAAGGACTCTTCTCATACACAGATAAAGGATCGTCAAACATCTTTGACATTCGTTATCAGATGAGACTGAATGACTTGTATGACTTCACGTCTACACAGTTTTATCATTATTACATGATCAAGCAGCACCTGGAGACTATTGATTTCCTCCTGGAAGGCATGAGACCTATTCGTTATCATGCTGTGCAAGATCGTCTCTACATTGATTGGGATTGGCCAGCAGATGCTCTGGTAGGTCAGTATGTTGTGATCAAGGCATACCGTGCTCTCGATCCTACAACCTGGAATGAGATTTATAATCAGTTGTGGGTCAAGGACTATGCAACTGCAAAGATCAAAAAGCAATGGGGCACAAACCTCACCAAGTTTAACGGTGTCCAGATGCCTGGTGGTATCACACTGAATGGTGAGATGATTTACAACGATGCTGTCAACGAGCTCAAGGAGCTTGACGAGCAACTCCGCACCCAATGGGAGCTTCCACCTCTGGACATGATTGGCTGATATGGCACTCAATCCTTTCTTCACTCAAGGCACTACAGGTGAGCAGAATCTGCAAGAGAGTCTGGTCATCGAGCAGATCAAGATGTTTGGGAAAAACGTATACTACGTCCCACGCACCTTGGTCAAGGAGGACACTGTATTTACAGAAGATACTCTGTCAGAATTTAATGATGCATTTGAGATCGAAGCATACATCGAAGATGCTTCAGGTTTCCGTGGTGACGGAGATATGTTTAGTAAGTTTGGGGTGAGGATCTCTGATCAATGCACCTTTGTCATTTCTAGAAAAAGATTTACTGAGGCAGTGGATGATAACACCACGCTCATCGTAGAAGGTAGACCTAACGAGGGTGATTTGATTCACTTCCCTCTGGCAAACAAGACCTTCGAGATTCAGTATGTGGAGCATGAAGTCCCTTTCTTCCAGTTGGGTAAGATTCATACTTGGGGTCTTCGCTGTGAGCTGTTTGAATACAGCGACGAGGACATCGATACTGGTATTGCAGAGATCGATGCTATCCAAACAAACTTTGCTGCATCTATTAAACTCATCATGGATCCTGGTGGCACAGGAGACTTCCAAGTTGGCGAAGAGATTGTTGGTGACTTGTATCGTGCCACGGCAACAGCAACTATTGACGGTGGAGCAGTTAATGCAATCACTGTCACTGACGGCGGTAACCACTACACCAGTGCTCTGCCACCCACAGTGACTATCACTGGAGGAGGCGGGACAGGTGCTACAGCGACTGCTACGGTTGACTCTCTTGGTCTTGTCACTGCTATATCTATCACAAGTGGCGGCAGTGGGTATACTTCTGCACCAACTGTCGTCATTGACTACTCCCCCAAAGATAACAGAGCAGAAGTCAAGTCCTGGAATAGTGCAACCCGTGCCCTAGAGGTCATCAATCGCTCTGGCACATTCAATACTGGTGAGACTGTCAAGGGTCTGACCTCAGGTGCTCTCTGGAGTCCTGAGACTTACAATACACTAAATAATACTAACCTCAGTGATACCGTCGATCAAAACTTCAACATCGAGTCTGAAGCAGATGATATCCTTGACTTTACTGAGACAAATCCCTTTGGCGAATTTGGTGACGCAGACTGATGTTAGGCACTTACTCATACCACGAAATCATTAAGAAGACAGTTGTCGGATTCGGCACACTGTTTAACAACATTGAGCTTCGTCGCACAGACAATGCTGGTAATGTTGAAGAGGTCATGAAGGTGCCTCTGGCATACGGTCCTAAGCAGAAGTTTCTTGCAAGACTTCGCCAAGTTGGTGATCTGACTACCAAGGATCAAGTGCAGATCACTCTGCCTAGAATCTCGTTTGAGATCAATGGCATTTCCTATGATCCCACTCGGAAAGTATCTCCCACTCAATACATCAGAAACACAGCTGATAACGGGAAGCAGGTCAAGATGTTTGCACCTATTCCCTACAACATCAACTTTGAGTTGGCGATCCTCGCTAAAAACCAGGATGATTCGTTGCAGATCCTGGAGCAAATTCTTCCATATTTCCAACCCAGTTTCAATATCACAATGACACTGGTGCCTGAGTTGGGTGACAAAAAAGATTATCCAGTCACACTCACGTCGGTAGATTACCAGGATGAGTATGAGGGTGATTATGACACACGTCGCACGCTGATTTATACCTTACAGTTTGTTGCCAAGACCTATCTCTACGGTCCTGTCAATGACTCTACCAATGAGGTTATCAAGAAAGCGATTGTGGATTACTCCACCTCAATGGATGTCCAGAATGCTCCTCGTGAGGTGCGTTACACAGTCCAACCCGATCCTATTACAGCGGATGCTGGTGACGACTTTGGTTTCAATGAAATGACGAGTTACTTTACCGATGCAAAACAATACAACCCCGTCACAGGACAAGACGAAGACGTTTGATGGCATTGAGGATGCTATGGATGTAGAGACGGAAGTCGTCCCTGCAGAGCCAGCACCTCTTGCTAAAGCGGAAGAGATTGTTACTTCTACGAAGGAGCAACTCAAGAAAGACTATGAATACACTCGTGGCAACCTCTACTCACTGATCGAGAAGGGTCAGGAAGCAGTAGATGGTATCCTTGAGTTGGCACAGGAATCCGATCAACCTCGTGCTTTTGAAGTTGCTGGACAGTTGATCAAGCACGTCGGTGACGTAGCAGACAAACTGGTGGACCTTCAGAAGAAGGTTGCCGAAATCGAAAACCCCAAGAAAACAAAAGAGGTCAACACTACAAACAATACTATGTTTGTTGGTAGCACTGCGGATCTCGCTAAGTTTCTAAAGTCCCAACAAGATAAATAACATAGTAGGAGTAAGTATTACCCATGTCACGAAGAATTATTGTACAAGCGACGGAGGTGACCCTCACAGGCACTGGCGATAACTTGAGTAGTGCTCGTCAAGTCCGAGTGTTGAATGACACTGCAGCATCTATTGTGCTGACTATTGACGATGCTGCACAGGCTGCTGCTCGCACTGATTACAACACCCTGGGATCTCGCTCTATCACTATCGCTGCTGGCGAAGAGATCTTCCTTGAGAAGGAGCCTCTTGAGGTAGTTAGCGGTGCTGGTCTCAAGGCGACTCCAGTAGCACGTCAGTGATATGCCTGCCGTCTCGAAAAAACAGCAGCGTTTCTTCGGGATGGTCCGAGCTGCTCAAAAAGGTGAGGGAGCGTCATCGCCTGAGGTTGCCAAAGTTGCTGCCAGCATAAAGAAAAAAGACGCTAAAGATTTTGCATCCACCAAACATAAAGGTTTACCTGAGAAGAAAATGAAGTCATTCAAAGAAGCAACTTACCCCCAGGATTTCAAGGGTGGTCCTGTCGCTAAGAAAAAGACAGGCAAGCCTAATGCTCAGGGTGACTATGGTAAGAAGGACATCAATGAAGAGGATGCAGATCGTCTGAAAGATCGCCGTATGGAGCGTGGTGGTGTTGGTGGTAACCAACGCTATGATCGTGCCCCTAAAGCACCTAATACCAAGAAGTTTGGCACTGGGAAGACTGCTCTGCAGAAAGACATGGAGAAAAAGCATGGCAAGGGTAAGTCTGCCATGGACATCGTAAGAGCAGAGATCGAAGCAAAGCACGGCAAGGGTGCTCTCATGAAAACTAAAAAAGAGGAGACTGAAATGCAAGAAGGTAAGAAAGGTCTCTGGGACAACATTCATGCCAAGCGTAAGCGTGGTGAGAAACCTGCTAAGCCTGGTGACAAGGACTATCCTAAGACCCTGAATGTTGAGGGCACTGCTCCTGGCGACGTGGATCAAAAGATCAAGACTGACCGTGACGGTTATCGTGTCCCTGAGCGTGACGCTGCTGCTGCACGTCAGAGACTGCTTGCTAAGGCAAAGGCAAAGCGTGCTGAGAGAATGAAAGAGTCAATGTGGAATGGCGTTGACATCTTTGAAGAGTTGTCCGACTGGGAGATTGAATTGATCTCCGAAGAAATGATTGAGGACATCATCCTCGATGTATTCACCGAAGAGTTGACTGAAGGTAGAGAGATCGATGAGATCACAGATATGCTCTGTGAGTCTGTTGACTACTCCCTGAGTTTCCTGACTGAAGCATCAGACTCCTACTATGATTCTGCAGTCAAGGCATCTAAGGAAGCATCTAAGAAACCCGAAGTCAAGGCAGCAAACCGCAGAGCAAAACTTGAGAAGATCAAGTCAACTGCTAAGAAAGTCGGTGGTGCTCTGAAGTCTGGTCTCAAGAAAGCAGGTAGCATGGCACGCAAGGGTGCTGTGAAGGGTGCTGAGGTTGCTGGTAAGGCAGCAGGGCACGCTAAGAATCTTGCTAAGGATATGGGTAGTGCTGCTAAGAAGGGTTATGACTCCACTCAGAAGTCATCCTCTTCCTCCTCTAGTGACTCTTCCTCATCCTCCTCATCGTCTTCATCCTCGTCTTCGGATTCTTCCTCTTCTAGCAGCAGCGATTCAGGTCCTAAGAAGCCTGGTCTGCTCTCACGAATCGGTAGCAAACTGAAGCGTGGTATTAAGAAGGCAGTTGGTGCTGGTGCAAGATCACTCTCCCGTGGTGCTCGTAACGTGGCACGCAAACTGGGTGAAGAGACCCTGACTGAGCGTGGTGACTTCTGGCATCCCGATCCTGAGAAGGATAAGAAGTTGGGTGGTCCTGGTGCTAACCAGCGTGCTCGTGAAGATCGTGCTGCTGCATCCAAACCCAAGGAAGATCCTAAGAAACTGAAGAAGGGTGAGTCCTACATGGATTACTCCAAGCGTCAGAAGGCATCGAAGAAACCTAGATATTCTCCCGAGATTCAGAAGCGTTTGGATGCTGCTAAAGCAGCTAAAGCGAAGAAGAAAGAAGGTCTTGGTGCTAAGATCAAGCGTAAGTTGGGTCTTGGTGAAGAAACCACCATGTCATTCAAGCAGTTTATCGGAGAGTGAAATGACTATTAAAACTTGTAAGTATTGTGGACTGACTTCTCCTAAGGGGCATCAACGCCCCGCTGCTTACATGGAGAAGCACGAAAAGAATTGCCCTAAGAATCCTGATAACCAATGAAAACATATAAGGAATTCTTAGAGGGTTGTGGTTGCGACCACAAGAAAAAGAAAGAGAAAGTCAAGGAAGACTGGCAGAAGAAATCTGGCAAGAATCCTGAAGGCGGTCTTAACGAGAAGGGTCGTAAATCTTACGAGAGAGAAAACCCTGGTAGCGATCTGAAAGCACCTAGTAAGAAAGTAGGTAATCCACGCCGTGCTTCCTTCTGTGCTCGTATGTCAGGAATGAAAAAGAAATTGACTAGCAAGAAAACTGCTAACGATCCTGACTCACGCATCAATAAGTCACTCAGAGCCTGGAATTGTTAATTTAATAATTCCTTCTAATGTCTTAGATGAGTCTTAAGAATGTTTCATTTTGGTAAATAGTGGTATACTAGGAGTATCCGCATGATACCAATGCTTGCATTCTATCTATGTGTCCTATTGTTACTCGCCTGCATATGGTATGGCGGTTACGATGGGACCATGCGCCTTGTGGCATATGCAGATTTGCAACTGCGATACGCCTGGGTCCAAATGAGAATGTTTTTCATGCGTCAGCGTCTTAAAAGAGACCTGAAGAAAGCAGGGCTAGAGTATGAAAAACTATTCACGGAGTTAAAAGATGACTGACCGACCCGAGTCAAATGGACCATCTGAAGAGAGTAGAGAATTTTCAGATCTGTCTATGACTAGAGTTGAGTGTCCTAAATGTGGTGCTACCTGGATCAATGGTCAGCACTATTGGTCAGGCACAGGTAAGGCAGGTAATGAATTAGACCTAGCAGGTCTGGTATGCAATACCCTGGGAGACTTCCAATGCATCAATCCCATGAAAGGAAAGGAGGGTGGTGACACCTGGGCGAAGCGTTTGGAAGACCTTGACAAGATGGACGAAGAGTCATCAAACGCTGATAATACTTAGTAACATTGTAACCCCAGTAACTAAATAAGCCAATAGCAGATAAACTTTTATGAAGTTTTTATTCGCGTTTCTGGCTACATTGTTTCTGGCAGCGCCCGCTTGGGCAGTCGATGTTATGATGGGTGCCGATGGTAACCTAGTCTTTGATCCTGCAGAAATCACAATCTCCGCAGGAGATTCGGTCCACTTTATTAACAACATGCTCCCACCTCACAATGTGATCGTGGAAGATCATCCAGAATTAGGTCATGAAGCTCTGGCAATGTTGCCAGGTGAAGACTTTGAAGTTGCATTCCCTGAAGCAGGTGACTACACTTACTGGTGTGGTCCTCACAAGGGGGCTGGAATGATCGGCACTGTGCATGTAGAATAATGAAAAAATTCAATGAGGTTACACTGAATATCACTGTAGCAATCATTGACTTCCTTTATTTTGGAAGAGACTTTCAACGTTTCTGGGTGCTTGAGGAAATAGCTCGGGCACCCTATTTTGCGTTTTTGAGCGTCTTACATTTCAGGGAGTCTTTAGGATTGCGAGGTCCAGAGCATCTATACTTGATGAAGGAACACTTTGCTCAGAGTCTCAATGAAACAGAACATCTTGAGTATATGGAAAGTAGGGGCGGTAGTGCTTATTGGTTGGATCGCGCTTTCGCCAGATTCCTCGTACTTGTCTATTATTGGGTCAATGTGGTTTATTACTGGTTGGCTCCTGTGTCTGCATACCATCTGTCATACGAAGTAGAGATACATGCAGCAGAAACATATGCCAAATACTTGGCACTCAACGGTCCCGATGCTAAAATCCTTGAGATCTTGAATGACGAATTAGAGCACAGTCGGGAATTACAAAAAGCAATGGAGATGATTAAATGAAAGTTGGAATGATCGGACTCGGACGGATGGGCGAGGGAATGTCTCGTCGCATGATGCGTAATGGGCATGAAGTCTGGGGATATCGTCGCAACCTTAAGAAAGCAGAAGAAGCATACGAGAAAGGATATGTCAGTGGCATCACTTATGGCATTGAGCAACTCGTAGAGGTATGCCATAGAGGTCAAAGCATCTATGGTGAAAAATCTGGAGAGACTGTCTATACTGAGCAACCAGGCGTCTTCATGATGGTGGTGCCAGCAGAAACCGTGGAGGATACACTCAATGAGCTACTACGACATTGTAGTGAAGGAGATATTATTATTGATCATGGCAATAGCAATTTTAAGGACAG